TGCAATCACCTTAGTGGACTGAAAAATATAACCACTAGCAGAACAAGGTAAGCACTTATGTGCATTAGTGTAAAGAAGTCCATTCTTTCGTACCTTTCTTATCTGACCTGTACCATTACATTCTCTGCAAGATACAGCTTTTGTTTTGAATACTATATCTGAACTGTCAGATACAACCTCGTTGAAGTGTTGCTTACTCATGTAAGGAGTGAAAGCATTTGCCCACATAGTTTTGTCGTGTGGCTTTCTACTATAGATAACCCAAGACATTTGCTCTGGACTATTAAGATTGATAGGTGTGTCTCCCATTAGGTTACGTATCTGAACCTGTAGTCGCTTTTCTATCTCCATCTTTTCTGTCTCGAACTGTACCTTAACTTCATCTAGCTTGGCTACATCGACTGCAAAGCCTGTGTTATATATGTGAGCAAGAGTAACACAAACTCTGTTAGTTAATACAACACACTCCATCAGAGATGCATCAGTAGTCATCAGTCTTTTGTTTAACTGTTCAGCTAACTGCTGTGTTGCATGTAAGTCTGCTGACAGGTAAGAGGATAACTCTTCAGGTGGTATCTCATCAACACCTACACCTTGCTTGAAGTATTCTTTCAAGGTGTCCTGTTTCTTAGTATCTAACTCATACCTTTCAGCACATGCTTCTAGTGATAGTGGTTGCTTGTTGCCACGTTGCAAGACATACTCGCCTAGCATTGTGTCAAACACAGGACCATCATACTTGAAGCCACACTCCCATAGCCACATCAAATCGTAGGCTATGTTGTGTCCTATTAATATAGTAGCTTCATCCAAGTGTGCTTGTACACCACTGAAGTCATCTCTATATAAATATTCTTCTCCTTTATCTGTCAAACATCCTACCATGACAAGTTTATTGTCAGGCTCAAATGGGTCGAGATACATCTTGCCATCACGTTTAGTGACAGTATTTTCTACATCTAATGTAAGTTTCATATCTTACTCCTCTATGCTGTGAACCTTGCGATTCTATAATCAAGGTTACAATTAATCATTCCGTGCCATCCTGTTACTTTATTCTTAACAACATTAATATGCCTTAAAGTTGCCTGTTCGTCAACCCCCTCTACTTGAGCAGGTTGTCCTATCAGTAACATCAAGTCAGCTTCAGCTGCTTTTCCTGTACGTGAACCTTCCATCATAGCTTGGTTAAGAACCTGCCTACCTTCTGCTTCAGCAGACAACTGTGACATGTAGAATACAGCACAACCATACGTCTTGGCTATCTGCCTAGCATATATAGCATTAGCTTTCAGCATCTCATCAGGTCTAGAATAGCTACCTTGTCTAGCAAACTTATCTCCCATGTCAAGGACAACTATATCAGGTCTCTCTGACTTACACATAGTCTCAACCCAAGTCATGTCTTCGCCACTAACATCTTTAATCTTTACATCTTTAGTGACATCTTGATAGATACGTTTAGCTTCATGTATATTAGCCTGTATCTTTTCTTTAGGGAAACCTGTTGATGCTTGTATGTATCTGAAAGCAACTCTGTCATACGACTCTTCGTTACATAACACTACACACTTAGCACCCTGCCTAGCCATACCATTAGGTCCTACCAACATAGATGCATGGAAAGAAGTCTTACCTGTATTAGGTCTAGCTCCTATCTCAATAAGGTATCCTGCATTGACACCTTCTACCTTACGTGCCATCTCAGGTATGTTGAATGTCCACTTCATCTGTACAGATTGTTTAGCCATAATGGTATCAAAAGATATATCATCCCATTCAATCTTTACTTCAGGTAAGAAGTTATCATTATACTTCTCTAGTAAATCACGTAATGGCTTAAGACTTTTCTCTGCACCATTGACGTAATCAAATCCTAGATTAGCTATGTCTTCACCTATGACCTGTTGGAATAGCTTGGACAACACATCCTGTGCCACGTCAGTACCCATAGGTTGCTCACGTTTTACTGTGTTGAACAGAGAACTATAGCCTTGCTTCTGTGCAGTAGTCATAGATGGATTGTTCGCCATGAACAATGCTTCCACCTCATCAGGTGTTACATCTCGTTTATATTTATTCATAGCATAATCAATCGTGTGCTTTAACTTCCTAGCATCTTTACTAAATAGTCGGTCAGGACATTTAGAGCCACGATGGTCGGTATAAAACTCTTGATTCATCAAGCTACGTAGTAGGGATAGTTCCATATTGGTTCTCCTTTGGGGTTAAGTTAATTAAGTTTTCTATATCGTTCCTCTTCTTATATTTCAAATCGTCTTCTAGTCTTAGCACCTTGACATCATTTACATAGGCTCGTAGTTCCTTTGCAAATGCCATAGTCTTGGGTAGAGCATCAGGGTCAAGTGCTATTATTGCTGTTGAGAATCGTGAGAGATACTTCTTATGAGATTCTGACAATGACGTACCCAATACTGCTACCCCAACATATACTTCACTATCTATAACTGAAGCACTCACACAATCCTCAACAACTACTGCGACCTTACCATGTCCAGAGACAAAAGGCAAGTCACTTTTTCCATATCGTTTCCATTTAGGTATTCTTTTTCCTAGTGACCTACCATTGGCATCAACAACCCTGCCTTCATGTACTACAGGAAACACAACTCTATGTTCCTTGACATCATACATGAGCCTATCACTAGGTATATCATAGTAGTTTTCCCTGTCGTAAGGCACTATGTACTCAGGCATTACGAAGGGTTCACTATTCCTTTCAGTCACTTGCGTATGCATCTTGATGTCATTAGCTGACAAGGGCATACGTTTAGAGCCTGATAGTTGACAAGAAGATTTGTAACAGTTCCATAGCATCTGACCCATGTTATTGGTCACAGTAAATGTTTTGTAACCATTACATGCAGGACAGTTAAGACGTTTACTCTCTCCTATTCCTATATTTAAGTCACTAATGTATGTATTTATATTCATATATCACTCTCCTTGTCGGCATTTAAATGCTTTTACCATGATTATTTCGCATTGTCAATGCACTTTCTGCACTAGCATACGTATTTTTCATGTAAGGTTTCACGGATTGTGGGTTAGCATGACCTGTAACTGACATAATCTGACCCATAGACACCCCTGCTTCCACCATTTCTGTAGTTCCTGTCCTTCTCAGGTCAGAAATACGTAGGTCATCAGGTAATCCTGCCTGTTCTATGACCAATCGTGCTACTTTTGATAGCCTTTGCATGGTATATGGCGAGTATTTACCCTTCATTGCAGTAGGATAGGGTGCAACGTAGGGTTGAAAATCATATTCATCCTTCTGTTGCTTAAGCATTTCCAATAAGTCAAGAGAAATCGGCAGGTGTACTACACTTCTTCTCTTTGACTGTTGCAAATTTAACACACCTTTGTCAAAATCTATGCTAGAAAACTGTAACATTCTCATATCTCCTACCCTCTGACACCATTCGTATGCCATTTGTACTATCAATCCCAAGTTTCTATACTTGAAATCATTGTAACAGTAGTTAAGAAATATCCTAACTTGTTCTTTTGTCCAAGTTACATTCCTTATATGAGTAGTTTTTCTTTTGAAAGTAGAGAACGGATTGCTCTCTGCATATCCCATCTCCATTCCAAACGAATACATCTTACGTGCAACTGCACATACTGAGTTAGCTAAGTAAGTTCCCCTACTCAACCATACCTCGTATCCTCTTCGTGCAGTCGCACCTGTCATGTCAGACAATAAAATACTTGACATCTTTTTTCCATCAACTTCTGTGTCCAACAGAACGTTGCAACAGTATTGATAATCGTGTTTAGTTTTGTCTGCTAAGTTACTGAAATCATTAGACAAATAATATTTATTTGTTAAGTCATTCAAATTTAATTTTGTCATTATTTACTCCTGTAATAATTACATCTTTGGTTGTATTTAAAGTGTGTCCTATACCATGACCTATATCTACTTGTTTGATATGTCCTTCTAGATAAATTACCTCTCCAATTACCCCTTGTATTGCCCAACTTTTCATGTGCTTTATGTGTTCATCAATAGCTATGTCTAAAGTTTCTCCCTGTATATATTCTACTCTACTAGTAGGTTCATCTATAGGGGAATCATATCTATCATTTGCAGTATATACTACTGTATATTTATTCATACCTGCCATGCTATGTAAATACATAGTCCTATGATTAGTAACTTGCCATAGTCAAGGTCAAACTTTGTACCCTCACCATATTTTTTATTAAAGTCTTTCTCCATAAAATCTGTTATTCTGTGCCACATATTAATCTCCTTTCTTTGCTTCAATATATATTCTCATGTGTGTAGATTCATCTAAGTTCTGACCCCAATAGGTAACACCTGTACCTCTAAGCTCTTCCTTGACATGTTGTCCTCGTACTCGCATCTTATATGAATCTTTGTTAAGATACTTCTTCATACTGTCAACTAACTCTTGACCATCTGTGTCGTTAGGTATCTCGCTGAACACATAGTTACAACCCTTCTTAGATGTAGCCTTCTCATATTCTTTTCTCCACA